GATCATCGACAGGTAGATAACTACAGTTGTATCCTGCTGTGTTGTCCCTCTCAAGAGCCTTACCTGCTGTCATGATAGAACGCATAGAAGGTACTATCTCTAAGTTCTTAATGGCTTCACGAAGCTCTGAGTCTGTCTCCATAGGCATGACATACTCATTCTTAGTCTCCAGATGTTTCTTCATGAAGTCCATGTATCTATCTACTGTTTCATACCAATCTTCTCTACGTCCGTCTGCTTCTACAAATCTACAGTACCGGGACTTCGCTATGTACTGCTGGTAAAAATCCATCATGTTATTTCCTTTATTAGTTTATCGTAGTTATGTTCAATTAAATCTTCAAATCTGTCTAGTATATCTTCAGTCGTAAGATTCAATAATTCTATTATATCCACTTCGTCAAATAGATACAACTTTTCTTTTAGTTCATTAATCGTTAAGTTCATATTTATCTTTCTCCATATCCTCTATCTCCATCAGTACCAAAGTACAGTATCCTGATATGTCCCTCCATGAGTCATCATAAAGAGGATCACCATTAAGTATTCTAGCTAACTTGTTGGCAATCAAGTCTAATGATTCTTTCATATAATCAGGCATCTTAGAATAGTTAGGAGAATACTCCATAATATATTTTAATTCTTGGCTAATCTTACTGACCATGTGATACTGCCCATATCTTTTAGCCCTATCGTCTAACACTTTTTTTATAGTCATAATCCACACATCCCTTCACATTCGTTATCAAAAAGATCCATCTGATTATCTACTTTCTTAGATTTAAATTCTACTTGATCTAACGGGGTACAAGACCTATGTAAAAACATTTCTCCTTTAATTCTAGGATTACTTGTTGATCTTAATCCTTTATCAAAAGCTATAGCTTGTTCAAACTCTTTTGGAGTCCTATCCCTAGTTTCTATCCAATGATCGTCACTCTTATAAGGACAAAAGAAACAAGCAGATTTCTCTGGTAAAGGGTAGTTATTATCTTTAAACCACTGTAAGCATTGCTGCCTACTAATGTTTAATTCAATGAGAGGATGTCTATTCTCAATGTATTTATCTCTTGAGGGTTTCATCCTTTGAATCTCGTCAGTAGATATTCCTATCCATTGTTCCACATATTTTCCTTTAGGAAATCTTTTACCAAACTCAACACCACAAAGCTCCCTAACTTTCCTCCTTACTGGTTGTATTTTATATTCGTTAGTACATTGTCTCCTTAACATTCCTTTACTACCATCAAGATTTTTAATGAAGAAAGGCGCTGATGCAAATCGTTCTCCTTCCTTCATGGTATCTTCTGTTAAGTTTCCTTTCTGCACTACATAAATAGGGAATGGTAGTTCTGATTTTAAAAATTCTAAATAAGAATAAATAGAATCAGGTTCTGCTCCTGTATCCGCAAAGACAGCGCAGTCAGGCATAGGTAGCTCACCTTTAGCAGCCATAAGAGCCATAGCTGAACTTTGAACTCCTACGCCTAAACTAATTACAGTTAGTATTTTTTCTTTATCCTCCATATTGGTTCCTTAAATAAGTTATGGATACAGGCATCTCGTCAAAGCTACCATTGTTTACTTCATTAAACATCCATACACCAGACCAGCTACCATTAGTCTGAGGATTAAGATACTCCTCATCGTGTTGGTAAAAGATACCAGCAAACAGACCAGTGATCCTAGAACCATCAGCTTTCTTACTGAACGCTATAGCTCTATCTTGGACATGACCCATAATACAACTCATATGCTTCTTCTGCAATAGCAGACTAGGGTTACTTACTGGTCTACCCATAACACCAGAAGTAAAGTAATGGCTATAAGCTATACCATTGATAACAGCTACATCAAGAAAGTTATGTACTTCCCAGTTATACTTCTTTAGATTAAAGTCGTTGTAACCGATCAGTCCTTCTAACTTCCTGTCTGACTCGATAGCTCTATCAATACGTTGCTCATGATTACCAATTAAGAAAACCTTCTTAGGTTTCCATACTTTCTTCTTGTTATCTCTCTGCCTCCTCTGCTCGTCTATTATTGGTTTCATGAATGTATCCATAGCCTTGTTACCTGCCTGGATATCATCATTGTAAGTCCTACCTTCAAAAGACTTCTTACCTATGTCGTATACACTAAGACTAGGCATATCCCAGTGATCGCCTAGATGGACAATAACATCAGGCTTAGTCTTAGCAGCATACTTACCAGCCCATTCTAAATGCTCAAACGAGTGACCTGGTTTACACTGTGTGTCAGGAATTATCAAATGTCTCATTGGTTCCCTTTAGTAATTTAATATAATACTCTGCGTCTATAACTGCTAGTGGCTTAGAATGGTTCTGCTTTACAATGACTACTGGTTCTCTTCCTTCAGGACAATTATCTTTAGCCTGTGAATAAAAAGAATAGACAGCCATTGATTCACGAGATTTACACTCTACTGATATCCCTAATTGATCTCCTACTTCTTGAGAGAATAGTATATCCTCACCTCCAGCCCCCATACTCGTAGATCTTACATCGGACCGGGAAAACGAGAATTGTTCAATAAGGTTATCTCTGAACCACTGTTGGAGCTTTCTGCCTTTGGCTTTTGCACTTTGGGTTTTAATGTTTTTCTCCCTGTATCTAAAAATTTATCTAGTCTTACTTTCTTAATACTTTTAATCCACTGTTTAGGTATGTGTATCCTAGAGTTAGACTGATCGTAAGAGATTGCAGCAGCTAGACAAATAGCATCTTCTGTCTCGTCAACAATAAACCCAATACTTAGAACAGGATGTACATCTGCTTTGGAGTTATCCTCCCATCCTGCATCAGCAACAGCATCAACCCATTGGACATAACCTATCGTGAAGTGTTTGGCGGTTTCCATAATTGCTTCTCTTTTCTTCTTATCCATAATAACCTTCCACGTTCAGTTAGTTTATCAATGTCATGATCGTACTTCTCACTCACAACTTTGAAAAGACTTTTCTCAGTTGTGCAGTTCTCCAGAATCTTCTTGGCTTTGACTGGACCAATACCTTTAATCCCAGGTATGTTGTCAACTCGATCACCAGTAAGAATCTGAATGTAGAAATTCTTTATAGCCTCCTTCTCAGTAACGTAATACAAATCTTCTTTAACGAAGTTATAATGCCAACCCCTAATCATATCTAAGTCTTTATCTATGGTCATGATACAACTAGAATCCTCTGGTAGCTCATACGCTTTGATTCCCATTGCATCGTCAGCCTCTTGACCATCTACAACTGTAAAGCCCCATTTTGAAATAAGGTACTCACGCAGAGAATCGTAATGGACTGGTTTTCTAGCATCCTTACGATTCCCTTTGTAAGCCTGTTCAGTAGCAATTTCTGATCTATAGTTATTCTTCCCTGTTAGATATCCTTCATAAGTTTCTATACCTTCTAACCTAATCAATCTATCTACAAAATTACCCATACGAGAAATAGCAAACTTTTCCTCATCTGGTTCGTTAGTAGAGAAGCCTACCCTATAGACCAGAATATCTCCGTCAATGAGTGCAGTTGCATTGTTCATTGACTTAGACAATTTAGAGTGGATCGTCCATACTTACTTCACCACCCTCGACATACTCAATCAAATCAGTAATGATTAACCTACCAACCCCAGTTCCTACGCCAGAAGATCCTTCCCAGTTCCAAGCATAAGGTTTAATAGTAGCAATAGCCTTAGAACCATTCTCTATTTTACAGTTGACTGGAGTTCCATCCTCAAGCTCTGCTTTGATTGGAAACTTCTTTGACTTGACTGTAACATAAGAACCCTTCTCAGGTTTGTCATTTCTAACTGTAACACCCATATCTTTCAAAGTGCTCACAGCTTTGGTAGATAGTTTACATAAGTCTACCTGATACTTGTGACTTCTTGGATTAGGTGTATCGAGAAAAGCCCACATAATTTCTGCGTTTACTACAACTGGTTTTATATTAGCCATATATTTCCTTTTAGTGTGTTGATGCCCAATTAGTACCTATTTTATACTCACCATCAAGGGGACACCGTAGCTTGAGAGCAAGTCCTGCTTCCTGAATTGCCTGCACGCCTAACTGACCTACAGATTCAGAGAACTCTTTTGTCGTTTCTATCTGCCATTCATCATGAACATTAGCTACAAACGAGCCGTGTATTCTATCACATTTTAACTTCTCTGTCAATAGTATTAAGGCTTTTTTCATAACTATTGCACCTGCACCCTGCAATAAAGTATTAAGTGCAGCGTGTTGAGATCTAACTATAAGTCTCCTACCATCAAGACCCGGTAGCCATCCTTGTTGAGAGACACGATCTACTTTACTTCGTAGATTCTTTAAAGATGGTGTGTTTGCAAGAAAGCTATTAATCAACTTCCTGCCTTCTTTCTCACCACCTCCAACAATAGCACCTATCTTAGCTGGTCCTGCACCATAAAGAAAAGCATAGATAAAAGTCTTAGCTTGATCTCTATTGGTAAGTCCTGCTGCTTTCATGTTCTTAGTATGAATGTCACCACTCAGTATCTCGTTAGTGTACTCATCATCTCGCATGAAATGCGCCAACATTCTCAATTCTAACCCAGAAGCATCCACCCCACATAGTACATTACCGTCCTCTACCGTCCACACAGATCTACACTCTTTACCATAAGGACTAGACACACTAGGTACTTG